CTACTATAGTAGGCGCAAAAACTGTCGTAGAAAGTAGTAACTATACACACATGGTTGATTTTGGATTTACAATTGGACTGCACAACTTTAGCCCAGGTCTGCCATATGGCAGACTAAAGATTATCGGAAGCCTCCTTCCAACGTTCGACTAAATCGTCAAAAGTTGGTAGGGGTCTAACCAAGTATTGTTGTAAATCATGATCAATAATCATTTGAGAGAACAAATCTCTCTTCTCCTCGAATACTCTTCTTCCATAGTTAAAATACTCTTGTAATGCACTATCAATGATTGCACACATCTGAACTTCATGTATGACAACTTTACTTCGTACGCATACAGTTAACATTTTCTCTATGGAGTCATGATTTAATGGACATAAGTAATCGTCTATCTCCTTGTCCCACCTCCATGACCTCTTAAGAAATTCACATTTCTTTAAAGGTATGTATGGAATGGATTCGGCTTTCTTATCAGCCATAGTATAGATGATATCACACTCTCCCAGTACCTCCGAAATAGAAGTATGGTTGAACCACTTACATCTACTATGGACTCCCATAATATTATCATCACCATATGTTAATAAGGCGACATTTTTCCGAAAATCATGTGCAGAATCGTTTCCAGACAAAACAGCATAAGCATATCTCATATATAAACAATTCACCAAACCGTTAATAATCACGGTAAGAGGCCACCCTGATGGGTTAGAACCATAAAATTCCACCAAGTCGCCATTAAAATCAGTTAATGGAAACCTAACATCTGCACTTATACAATGTACAACTCGCAGGTCCTCATCTGTGTAGTTTCCTGAAGCCTTCAATATATAAGATATAACATTAAATGCTGCTTCCATTATTTGAGCACTCATTCGCTTATCAAAAGCTTTGAAATCCCCAGCAATCATACGCTTATCTCCAAATTGGGTCAAGAAATTTCTTAATTGGCCCCATTCCTTCGATTGACATATTGTTCCTGGGCATGATTCAAATATATACTTATTATTTTGAACAAGTCGAACAAAAGATAATAAATACATTCTAACAACTATGGAAAAATCCACAGGAGCAGAAGAAAATACTCTTGTTTTACCTTTTTCCCTTTTTGCATGGGAAACAGCCTCGTCCTTAAGACAAGCATTATAAATAGGATTTGCACGCTTACCAGAAGCGTAAGTAGCTAATATTTTATCTATTCTACGATTAATTTCGTCATTAAATTCAACGGGATCAGGATGGCGATCACACGCAGGAAGTTTCTTTAAATAATTTTGTTTGGGCTTCCTATAAGGTAAGCCCATAGAAGAATTTCGATTTATGCCATCAACGTATGCAACGCCAGGCGCACCGTTGACGGCAGTGAACCTATCATACTTATGAACAGTTTTCAAATCTTCAAGAGAAAGACTTGACATTATGTCCAGAATAAATTCTTCTGTGACTTTATCTATAACATATTGATCCATAGACAATATGGGGTTCACCAAATCTAATGCCGCTATGCGCCAAGGACGCCAACCTCGCATTAGAGGTGCAGTATGATTAAGGGAATACCCCTTAGTCAAAAGATCATCACACAACATTGTCTTCTTAACTGTAGATTTTGGAGCGGGTCTATAACCCGCAAATGAACCATAAACACTAGCAGAACCTTGTTCTATAAAACGAAACACACTTTTATCATGTAGTTCCCCTAATTCACGTTGAACTGATTCTGAACAAATGCTTATATCATCAATTTCCACAGTTGGTTGAAAACCATCAACAACACTCTGCAGATAGTTTTTCGGAACTTTAGTACAACCAATATGATGGTTTTCCCGTGATCCAAGACAATGGATTCCAGCAATAGCTGGACCCTGCGGTGTGGTCACCAGTAAAGGTGTACCACAATAACCGTCAAACGTCTGTTTCTCGGTAACACCAGCCCATACTTCGACTGTGAATTTATTTTGTGCGTTAATACAACCTCCATGACATATACCAGAAACAGGATTCCGAGATCGTACACCGTTCTCATCAAGCTCGATGTATTCACCTTTCATTGTTGCTCTGAAATCATATGGAAGAAAGTACTTAATAATATTTCGACGTGGCGGGAGACATGGTATCTTTATAATTGCCAAATCATTCTTAAAATCTCTATAGATCTGAGTCTGTGACATTTTAATAGACATATTTCTATTTACTCCCGAAACGTTTGCATTTTGAAATATATTCAACACAAAATCATCATACAACAAACAATGGTTGTTAGCCAAATAATATTGATCGACAATACACACCATACGACATTGAGTCTTACTTTCTGAAAATAAGAGCTCACAGCATATCATATTCTCTTCAATCTTTTTCGCTAAAACCATCTCTTGTCCACGCAAAGCTCGGCTCGAGTCACTAATGTGAACAGGAGCTAAGTCTACATGAGGATTATGCCAAACATTATTTCTTTCTTTTTCCTTTGGTTCAGGCGGATAGAAAGTTGTAGCTTCTTCGAAGCGTTGACAACGATAGTCTACATTTCCATCATCTCTTGAACCAAATATATATGACACTAATTTAGCACCTGTGTATAGAGCAACAGCTCCAGCAACAGCAGATGCAAGATTAACTAAGGTTGTATTATCCCCAATTTCTTGGCGGACTCTTTCACCTAGCCTGCTCCAATATTCTCTACTATTTGTTATACCCTCAACGGGATCGTCATAGAAGCGTTTTACAGCAACAAGCCATTTAAAAGAGTCTCGCATAGAACGGATATAATTGCAAACTGTAAAATACATATCTGTGGCAAAATATATCCACATATATAGCATAAGCCATAAATGGTACCACTTACCATGTAATTTAATATTTAGTGACTGTGGAATTACAGGACTAGATGTACACAGTGACACAGGAATTCCGCAACATCTACATAAATCCATATTATGTATAACATCTACAGAATCTGTAACCTGCTCTTGGCTAATCCAATGTTGATCAATGGTTTCATTATACCATATCAAAAATTCTTTCATACCCACATTATCCAATACTGTACGATAAACAGCATTCTGTTTACCATTACATATGGGTTGAGGTAAAACTCTTTCAACAGTGAAGGTCCAAAAGTCAGGCAAATCAGTAGGATTGTGCATGTTCCTAACTTTATTGGTGTCAAGAAGAGTACTTGTACAGTACTCTTCTTTAACTTTAGGCGTTACAACGTACGGAAAACGTCGCTGTGCGGCAGAAGGATGGGAGAAGTAGGCAAAAGCATTTAAGTCTTTTACATTCGTTGTAGCAACAACAAACTCAGATTTAAAAGGAGTTCGCCCCTTTCGGCCCAAATCAGCCTGATCGGGACAAAAAGGCACTTGATTTATGATTTGTAGGAACTCTGTGACAGAAACATCTCCCTGACCCGCAGTGCGTGGTTCACGAAAACCAACATCATCTAAGACACAACACCATTGAGACGGCATATACCCATCCCAAAAATTTGCATTAGCATTTCTAGTATATTTGAATCGACCATCGATAGGTAAATTTCTCTTTTTCCCATACATGGAAAACATAATTTCTATCAATGTGGATTTTCCTATTCCAGAATCACCATGCAGCAATATCGAAAAAGGAGTTTTCCGAGGTAATCGTGCATTAGATAATGTTTCTATCTCTGTACATATAGTTTTCAAAGGCTGTAGTTGTAAAAGAACCGCCTTTTTGTCCCAAGATGACATGTTAACTGCATGCTTATAAATTGCATCACCCTTCTCAATAGAATCTGTCAACTTATCATAGTATTCCGAGAATGAAAATCCAAATGATGTACAATCATCTAACTTTGGATAATTATCCCTCAACCAAGCGCAATCATCGTACCATTTTGTGTATTTGGTACCACAATGATAAATAGGCTCAAAAGAACCAGTTTTATACATCTGATATCCAGTTTCACACAAGAATACGATGGTATCTGCTATCTGTTCAAAGAAACCTAACTGCGAACTATGTGCTCGCCGTAGTGCTTCACTCTCTGACCTTTCAAAGTTTAAAGATTCAAAATTGATTCCAAAGCCATCCAAAACATTACGAGACAAACAATATAATAATACATTGTAAAGTTTTGTAAATAATGGTGACTTCTTCAGGGTCTGGTAGTGATCGAGAAAATCACGTGGTGCTTCAAAAGGTGATCCTACACTACTCTGTAATCTGTTAAGATTGCTAGAGAAGAGTGAATCAATTATACTCTGAAATTGCTTTTGAAAAGCATTAACATAATATTTAATGGCACTAGTATTCGGCCCGAGTCTACACTT